CTAGCGCTTTTTAATTGGTATCCTGTTCTATTACCACGCATTCCTGTTCTTTCAAATGCTTCTTCGACTATTTCGTCGATTGGTAAATCGAACGCTGTAGTTCCTGACGTTGCCATTTATCTCCTTACTTGTCTAATATAATTGTTACAGTAGCATTTGAAATTGCTTGAACTGTCATACCATCTTCAAACAAAATTCCGTCTTCTGCTAAATTATATGAAAACACGTCTCCAGCTGGAACATCAACTTGAAATTGATCTACGCCTTTACCATCTCTTAAAGTAACTGAACCTGCAGAACCATCTGATGCTAAAATAATACCTCTTAATCTTGTTCTTCCTGCAAAGACATTTCCTGTACCTGTTTTTCTAACTGCTTTTACGTCTGATTTCATTATCCTGTGTATCCTATTGTTACGGAGTCTGTATTAGTTAAATCTAAAAAAACTCCTTCTTTAAATCTTATACCACTTCCTGGTACAAAAATATCTAATCCTTCAGTTCCAAACTTAGCTTGAAATTCTAAAGGACCTGCATTTGAAGTTCCATCATAAAGTTGTACTAAAGAATTTGATGCACCGAAAGCTTGTATATAAGTTACTCTACAAGGTCCAATGTTTGTACCGCCTCCAGTAATTCTTTTAAAATTACCATCGCCTGTTAATGTAGTAAATTTTTGATCGCTTGAGAAAGATCCTCCGCCTGCCATATTTATGCTCCTTTAAAGGAGCTCCCGAAGGAGCTCCAATTAAAATTATGCGAAGATTCCTTGTACATCAACAACTGCCCACTTAGATCCACCTTGTAAGCAAGCGATTTTAATGTAATCGCCAACTTTAGATGTAGCTTTAGTGTTAGCTAATGTAGCTTTATCAGCTCCAGCGTATCTAATAACTTCTGCACCATTACATGCAAAGTTAATTTGATTTGTGCCGTCAGCACCAGTATTTACAAATGTAAATACTCTGCCTTCTGTAATCGCAGGTAATGTAAAAGTTACATCGCCAGATTTTGACGTGAACGTTTTTCCACTGTCTGCGTTAGCAACTGTGTATGCAGCTGTTTTATCTTCTAGATTGAATCCAGTTAAACCTGCTTCGTTAAATTTACCTTGCAGAACTGGTCCTCTAAATAGTGTTTGTGCCATGATTATATCCTCCTAGTTTTAGCGAATACTGTCTCTAGGCCGTCGACTATACTCGTCAGTATTCTAATTAATTGTATAGTGATATAAATATACTCTTCTTTTTAATAGAGCGCAAGAGGTTCTGTAGTGAAAGTAATCTTTCTGAAATGTAGCCTTTTATTAAGTAGCTACTGAAACTTCTGGGGCAGCATCATTAACTCTATTTTGCATTTGCTCTTTTTGAGCTTCTGCTAATTTAATATGGCTAATTACTTCTCTGACTTTTCTGTCAATCTTAACCATATCTAGGGTATATTTACCCGACGCTAGGTGCTCCTGTTCCCAGTTCAACTCCAAGGACCTTTTTTGATTGTAAAGGTCGTTCAAGTGTGCTTGCATCCTTAACCTCCTCATAGGTTATTATTTTACGTCTTTTGTCGTAAAATCCTGTTTCGTCCCATTTTATATCAGAATCTCCCAATCTGTCAACTATTGATTTTTCTATTGATTCTGTTGTGTCTTCTGCCTGGACTTTGAATTGTGTAAAATATCCGTATGCAATTATTCTTATGTTGAAGTTTTTCATTATACCTTTTGTCTATTGTAAATGAGGCGGTTTTAAGGCCGCCTCATTAATTTAATTAAGATTACGCTCCTGGTGAGCCGAAAATACCTCTAG